TGTTGCTCTGGTAAGAAAAGACATAACCCTTGTCTCTCCACCTTCAGCTGAGAAGCCAGGAAAAGGCATAGTGACTGAGAACTGATTACCTCTAGCACCACCACCTTTTAAAGTTGCTTTAAAGTCGTTTATATTTGCCATGATTATCTCCTTACGCTCCTACTACTTCACTGAACGCAACACCAGTTTTCGTGGCGATGAAATTCAGAGAAATGAAGTTAATAGAACGAGCGGGTTTGATAAAAATATCTGCTATAAACTCGTTTCTGTCAATAACACTACCTGTATTATTGGTTTCGTCACAAACCACCAAGAAATCAGTACAACCCCTTCGTCCTTGGACATCACGCAAGAAAGGTTCTACTTGATTGCGAAATCCAGCTCTTGTGAACTCATCATTGAACTCAAATAACTGAAATTTAGCAGCGGTAGCGATTGCTTTTTCCAGAGTGATAAACAATCTTCGTACATTGATTCTATCAAATGCACTTGGTTTTGATTGTGCAGTTTTATCTCCGAACAGAACTGTACCCTGCCCTGGAAATGTACAAACTGGATTAATCCTTGATTTATAGAGAATGTCTCTATTTGCTTTCTGAGGATTATATGCAAGTTTTACAACTCCACGAACTTGTCCTCTAGTAAATCCAGCAGGAGAAAACCATGAATCTGCAACTGAATCTGTTCTTGCACAAAGACCAGCCATGTCACCATTTAACGGAATAAACCGATAAGTGTCATTGTACTTGTCATATGTGTATTTGTATCCACTATCGAATACTGCATAGGATGTTGAAGGAAAAGTACTGAAAAAATCTTTAACATTTGCAGTTTGTTGTACTTCAGTTGTGACATTAACCACATCAGTTGATTCTGGAGAAACAAAACATACTGCATCTTTACGATTAGTACACATATCTACTGCATACTTTGCTACAGTTGCATCAGCTTTACCAGTAATGAATAGATTTAAATCGACTGTTTCTGAGTCTTTAAATCTGTCAATTCCTAATTGAGCAGCTGATGTTGCAATTGAATAATCATCTGCACCATTTGTAAGTGAATCTGAAAATGCACCAGTAATATCTGTAAATGTTACACCTACACCAGTACCACCCCAATTTGTCCCTGAAGCATGATGGTCCGTAACATAAACATAATCTGAACCAGTATACAATACGTTGACATAATAATTATCAGAACCATCTTCTGCAAGAGCATCGTTAGCCTTTGAAAGTCCAGTAAATGTCTCTAGAACTTCATCAACTACCCCAGAAATTGCACCATCTTCATCTATAATTGCAATATGCATTTCATCATTTGCACCACCACGATCTGAAACCCATGTTGATGTGCCGGGTGCAGATTCAAATAGGTCATAATATTCCCATCGTCTGCGAACATCAGTTGCATCAACAAGAGCATTAGTAAGTCCTCCTGTTTTATTTACAACTCCAAATCTTTCGATGGTTAATGTATCAGAAGATATATTTGTAACTTTATATTCTTGTCCATTGGATTCTTGAAAATAAACAATATCTCCAACAGCAAATTTTGCACCACCATCACCAGTAGAACCTCCAGCTTTATCTATTACTACTGTGGTTGCACCAGCTGCAGGAGTTCCATCTACAACACCAAGTGTTCCAGTATTTCCTGAAAATGTTTCCTCATAAGCAGCTGCATCTGGACAAGATGCAATTTTTAAACTATTACCCCAAGCTCCAGCAGTTTTTGCTGTAAACCTTCCTACAGTTGAAGCAGATGCATCTGCACCAATATATGGTCCTGTAGTACCATCCCCATCAGCATAATGGGATGAATTTTTAATTAACAAACCAGCAGACCCACTAGTTGCATTTTTCAATGTAGACGAGGAAGGACGAACCACTCTTAGAGCATTACCATACCCTAAAAATGAAGCCGCAGACATCCAATCTTCAAATTGACTGCCTGTAGTTTGAGGTTTACCAAATATGGAAACCAGTTCTTCTTCCGAAGCGATTGCAGTGATTTCATCTACTGGACCACGTTGTGCGGCCATGACAATACCACCGATAGAAGTTGCAACAGCAGGAATTACGTTTGTTAAATCTTTTTCTCTTACCTGTACACCAGGCGAAACTTGAAACGCCATTCCATCTCCTTAAATAGAAGTTTTATATGCATATATTTAGACAATTGGTGTTTTTCAGAAGGACTTTTATAACATTTCTGTGTTATAAATAGTTTGATGTTAAGTCACTACCAACAATATAAAGACGTTATCAAAGAAGGAGTGAAAAAAGCAAGGAGAAAACGTGATATATGGATTAACGAATACTTGGCCAACAAACACTGTCATTACTGTGGGGAATCGGAAACGTGTGCCTTGGTCTTCTTCCCTGACGATAAAGAAATCAGAATCCTTTCAAGAAAAAAAGGACTCAGAGAAGGACTCAGGAAACCGATTTTGGAATGGATACAAACGAATATCGTTATATGTTTGAATTGTAAAAGTAAGCTGAAAAATGATATAGAGTTATCACCAATCCTCTAACCACTCTTTATTTGAATGAACTACAGGGGAAAAAGTAGAACCATATTCATGTATAGATTCTCCTATAGTTAGTCCATCTTCGTTATGAATACCATCAAGTACAAATCCAAATGGTGCCATATCTTGGTCAATAAGTTCTTGTTTATCCCTCCAAAGTTGTTTACGGATATCCATGTTGGTTAATTCTTTAAAATAACTTTGGTCTGTCAACCAACCAAAAAGTACCATACACATTACTAGGTCATCAGTTGCACCCTCATCTGACTCATAAGATTGTCCTTTAGATATAAAGGTTGTCAATTCTACAATGGTATCAAAATCTTGAATGTTTATTTTATCAGACTCTAATAATGTCTTAAAATTGGAACACCCAACCTTTTTGAGAGCTTTAGTTGTTCTCACTCCTAACTGAGCTTTCTTACCAGAGAATCCACCTCCTGCCATCTGTCCATTTCTACCATGCATCGTAGTCATAATCATGTTGTCATATTCCAAATCAAACTGAAGGGCATCTGCAACTTGTCCACCAATATCATTTATCTCAACCATTACATATGCAAGATTATATGCACTTGCTACTCTATGAATAATTTGAGGAAAGTTCATTGGTTTAATCTCATTATCCCTGTAGACTGCAACTTGTCTATAAGGAATCTCTGATACATCCATTACCACAAATGCAGAATAATCACTTGTAATGCCTCTTGATACATCTGCAACTAAAACATAACCACTTTCTGGTTGAGGGTCTTCATAAACTTTTAACCCTGCGTTTTCTTTTATAGGGTTATTATGAGACAAAGTTCTTAATTTTGCTGGTGCAATAAGAGTATTAACAGAACCTAGAAACTCACATTCAAACTCTACATTAAACTGTTGCTCACTTGTGTTCTTGATGGTTTCTTGTTTCCACTTCTCATCACGGCCAGGAACCTCACTCCAATGTACCTCAATAGGAACATAAGAGTTTCTACCATGTTCTGCATCATTCCACATCTTATAAAACATATTCATTCCATGTGGTGTACTTACCATCATCACCTTGGATGTTTTACCAGAGGAAATTGTAGGATAGACAGAACTAAAGAACTGTTCTGCGATATTATTTGGGACGTATGCAAACTCATCAAGAAAGATGATATTGTAAGAACCACCCCTGACTGCACTTGAGGATGTTGCACTTGCAAGAATCTTAGATCCATTTTCAAGTTCAAGAGATCCCTTGTTCCAAGTCATAACCCCTTGTTGCAACCACTTTGGTAGATGCTCGTATGCGAGTTGTAGCCTTCCTAAGAGATCCCTTGCAACAGCTGCTTTATTGGCTAAAATAGCTACATTTACTGAAGAATTAAATAGACAATAATGCAGCAGATATGATATAATCGTTGTGGATTTACCAGACTGTCTTGGGAGTTTACAGATAGAGAAACGATTGGTATGAAAGGTTTGTACCATGTCTCTTTGAAAAGGATAGAGGTCAAATGGTACAAGTCCTTCATCAATACTTACTATCTTAATGTAGCTTTCGATGAAGTATGCAGGGTCTTCCATACATCGAGCGTACTCTTTAATCTGCTTTGGAGTAAACTCGATTTGGACATTCGCTCTCTTGAGATTGGGATTCCCAAGATATACATTATCAGACATTCAATTTTGGGTTTGTAGTTTTAAAATCTTTCTTTCTCATGACTGTTTTAGCCACCATATCAAGCATACCTGACCTATCAATATTAAGGACAAAAGGCATATTGATATCTGTTTCCATGTCATGAATAACTGCTTGAGCATCCGCCCCCATCTTCGGAATTTTCTTTCCGTATTTTTTGTAAGTAAGTCTAAACAACCTAATAAGTTCTGCCGTGTTAATTGGCTTTTTGTTTCTTTCATCGTTTACCCTATCTAAAAAGTGTCTGGTAAACTCTACATCAATACCCACAGCTGCAAACAATTTGTCTGCATATTTTTCTATCTGGTCTAAATCCGATTTAGTTACATCTTCTCTAATAGAACCTTTGAGTCTTGATTTTTCTTTTCGTCCTCTGTTCTTAGACTCTTTCTCAAATCCTACTATCTTTCCATTCTTGTGAGATGCATCTTTTCCATCCCCATTACCATAAGTACCCTTTTCACGATTATACTTTACTAGGTCTGCTCGATACTTGATTCTTTCAGGAGATGATTGGAACTTCTTGTATTCCTTCTTATAGTCTCTCGTATATTCCTTGAAGGATATCACAACTTTCCTTTTCCAAAGTTAGATACGTTGATTGGTTTACCTTTACGATCTGGATCAGAATCGTGTTTACGTTTTTGTCTCACTGCATTTGCTCTTTGTTTTTTTGTGAGTTGACGAATTTTTTTACTGGACATACATTTTGGTTTTGGGCCATCACCATCCCCATCGCCATCTTTATCTGGTCTTGCACAAGGCCCTTGAACTGATCCATCTGTCCCTATGCGTTTCCAATCTCCATCTTTACCTTTACCGAACCACTTTCGGAGGTCTTCAACAAATTCGTTATAAGTTAGGCTTTCTTCCATCCTCCACCTTTACTCTTATACCACTTTGCAGCCCATCCATTTGCATACGCTGAAGGATACACATCAAACTTAGATTTTGCAAGTGATTTTGCTTTTGACCATAGAGTTGGATTTGTTGGAACATTTTTTTCTT